TGGAACACATACAACAGGATGGTTATTTGCAAAAGATTGTGTGCGTATTAGCCAGTTACCAAAAATTAAAAAGGTGCAAGCATGAATAAAAAAATTCTCATGTGCTTTGAAAATTGGCTGATTAGGGATGGTTTTAAAGGTAAGCGGACACAATATCAGTCCAGTATTTCAATGCAAAGCAACGCTTAGAAATGGACTATTTAGGTCGAATGAACAAGCCGATGAAGCAAAAATACATGCTTTTCTTAAAGCAGTATCTAAACAATGGCAAAGAATTTTTAGAAAGTTTGAAGGTGGCGTGATGAAGAAAATAGATTTAAATGCTTATGTTTACGACTTCGCAAATGCTATTGAGCAAGCAGCCAAAGCCCAAGCGGTTCCTGAAAAAGATGCGGTTATCAAGAAGCTTAGTGATCAGCTCTATGCGCAAGAAATGAAAGCAAGTGCTGCTCGGGTTCTCTGTGAGACGGCTTGTGAGTTATTGGATGATTATGCACATCAAGATGCAATGGTGATTCTTAATGATTTAGAGCAAGCCATGAAGGAGCCAGCCAATGACTAATCTAATCAGTGGTAAAGAAGCGTTAATTGCTTTGGCGAATGGTGAGGAGGTTGAGTACTGGTGTGAGAATGATCCAAGTATTCAAAAGAGATGGACACCAATTAAGGCACTTAATGAGTATAAATTAAGTTACTTTTTAGAGAATAAGCCGCGCTTCGAGTTTCGCATAAAACCCAAAACAATACTATTAAACGGTATTGAAGTTCCTGCGCCTTTTGAGCCGAAAGTTGGTGCAAAATATTGGTTTATTGCTGACTACACTTCATACGGATATAGCGATACTCAGGAAGGTACTGGGATAAATAGTAGTATTGGGAAGTGGAGCACCGAGGCTGAAGTCAAGCAAGTTGTTGAAGCGTTGCAGGAGGTATTTAAAATTGCAAAAGACTAATATTGAAACCCATTCAGAATCCCACGTGTACCAGTACGATAGAGCAGAGGAAGTCGCTACTGAGCAATTCGGTATTTTCTGGTCTGCTGAGGAGTTAGGTGTACACAACGATGAACCTGACTTACGCAGTAACCTCACAGCAGCAGAGGTACAGGCTATCACGTACCTACAGAGCATCCTGAATGTGTACGAGGATCATCTAGGTGATGATATTTGGGGTGATTTAATCCCTAAACGATTCCCAAGACGTGAGATTGTACGAGCTTGTCGTGTGATCAGTATGGTAGAGACACACAGCCATGCACCATTCTATAAGATTATGAATGAAGTCCTACATAAAGCTACAGATGAGTTCTACTCTCAGTGGCGTTACGATGGGCATTTGTACGAGCATATTAAATTTGTTGATAAAGCCACTAAGTCTGATGATAATGCTATCGTCACAGCAGCCCTGTGTGCGCTCGAAGGTATTAATTTATTCTCCGCTTTCGGGTTCTTTAAGCAGTTCAACACACGTGGTTGGAACTACATATCGCACTTCGTAGCAGGCATTGATGGTAGTGCTAAGGATGAGAACTTCCACAGTATGTTCTCAGCATGGTTGTTCCGACAACTGAAGTACGAGCGTGAGCAAGCGGGTTTAATTACTACAGAGTACTCTGAGTGGTTAGATGATCAAGTCCTCACAATCGTACAGAACTTGTATGAACACGAGTTAGCTATCATTGATAAGATGTGGGAGTTCGAGAAGAAAACAGGCACTACAATCCGAGTAGTTAAACGTGGCGAGCTTATCGAGTTCGTACAAGATCGAGTGAACGTAGTGCTAGGTTATCTAGGCTACCCACCTATGTTCGAGAAAGAGAAGGGTACTATCTCAGAGCAGTTCTACTTGAACGTATCATCTTTTAAATCCAGCGACTTCTTCGCTAATACGCAGTTACAGTACAAACGTAACTGGTCACGTTATAAATTAAAATTCAATGCAGGTACAGAGAATGAGTGATAAGCACGAAGAATTAAGTCATGAACGTAAACAACTACAAGCAGAAGGTCGTATCCCTGCATGGTACAGTACACAGTCTTGGCAGTTATTCAAGAGTAAGTACCTAGTACATTCTGAGGGAGATGTTAAGTCTCGGTATATGAAGATTGCGGAGACTGCTGCTAAGCATCTTAAAGGTGCACGTACTAGGGAGTACTACCGTAAACGATTCTTTGAACTCATGTGGGCTGGGGTACTCTCCCCTGCTTCACCTGTACTAGCGAACATGGGTACTGATCGTGGTATGCCTGTATCGTGTTCAGGGCAGTACGTAGGGGATTCGGTAGATCAGTTCTACACGAACCTACATGAAACAGCTATGTTGAGTAAGAACTCCTTTGGTACTTCAGGGTACTTCGGGGATATTCGAGATCGTGATGCACCTATCACTGGCGGTGGTAAGGCTAATGGTGCTCGACCTGTTATCGAGGACTTCTTTACTGCTGCATCTAAGATCAGTCATGGTGGTATGCGAGTAGGCTCTTTCGCTGCGTATGTTCCTATGGGTAGCGCAGTTTATGATGAGTGCGTGAAGTCTTTGCACTTAGATCATAAGGGTAAGAACTACGGTTGGAATATCACAGATGAGTTCACTGAGGCTCTTAAAGCTGGTGATCACTCTGCACAGGAGAAGTTCTCTGAGTCGTTGTACACTAAACTCTTAACTGGTAAGGGGTATTACTTTTTCCCTGATAAAGCTAATCGCCACCGCCCACAGATGTACAAGGACTTAGGTTTAGATATTAAAGCTAGTAACCTATGTACTGAGATCATGTTACATAGTTCTGAGGATTTATCATTCTCATGTATCCTGAGTTCCTTGAACCTAGTGCATTGGGAGTACATTAAGAACTCAGATGCAGTACAAGTATCCCGTGTGTTCTTAGACTGTGTATGCTCAGAGTTCCTAGAGATTTCTGAGGGGATACGTGGTCTTGAGAAAGTACGTGAGTTCACACGATTAGGGCGAGCAGTAGGTTTAGGTACTATGGGCTTCGGTACATTACTTCAACAAGAACGTATCCCTTATGATGGTTTAGAAGCGTACTACTTGAACTACGATATTTGGAAACACATCTCTGAGGAGTGCACTAAAGCATCTCAGTGGTTAGCTAAAGAACTTGGTGAACCTGAGTGGTGTAAAGGTTACGGTCTACGTGGGACACATGATACAGCACAAGCACCGACTAAGAGTACAGCAGGTTTACTAGGTGGGGTATCTGAGAGTACCTTCCCTGACGTAGGCTTCGCTTTCACAGCAGGATCAGTAGCGGGAGAGCTATTCCGAGTACCACCTGTGTTCTTACAAGTGCTTAAAGACTACGGTAAGTACGATCACTCTACGATTAAGAGTATCGTAGAGCAGAACGGATCAGTGCAGCACTTAGACTTCTTATCACCAACAGATAAGTTAGTGTTCCGTACAGCCTTCGAGCATGACCCTATGGTTAATATTCGATTAGCTACAGGTCGTCAGAAGTTCTTATCACAGGGACAGTCTTTGAACTTCCATATCCCTGATAATGACAACACTGAGGAGTTACTATCTAAAGTAATGACTGAGTGTGTTCTGAATGAAGATATTTTATCCCAGTACTATGTGTACACTATGTCAGGAGTTACAATCTCTGACGAATGTACCGCTTGCCACGCATAAGGAGCTCTAATGCCAGTACAGTACGATATTATGGTTAAGTCTTTACTGAAGTCAGGTAAAGATATTCAAGCATCCCTAACAGCCTCTGAGGCGAACCTAGTGCATCTTGCACTAGGTATCGCAGGGGAAGCAGGGGAGGTTCTTGATGCAATTAAGAACGCTGCTATCTACAACAAACCTTTAGATCGGGAGAACATTATTGAAGAACTCGGTGATTTAGAGTTCTACATGGAGGGTTTACGTCAGGCGATTGGAGTTACCCGCGAAGAAGTTATTAATACGAATGTACAGAAATTAGGAAAGCGGTACTCATCAGGGAAGTACTCAGATAAACAAGCTCAAGACCGTGCAGATAAGGTATAAAATATGGCTCAGAAACAGTGGAAATACGATGCTATTCAGATGTACAGCGAAGGTAAGTCTTACACAGAGATTGCGAAAGCTCTCGGTAAACCGTACTTCACAATCACTACACACCTACGCCGACACTGGAAGTCAGGTAAGTTCGGTAAAACACCTAATTCCCATTTGAGTCGGGATTGGGTGCAGATTGAGCCACTTAAGCGAGGGCGCAAGAAACCCACTATCTTTGTGATTGGGGACTTACAAGTTAAGCAGGGAATCAGTCTTGACTACATCCACTACGTAGGTGCATATATCGCTAAGAAGCAACCTGATATTATCGTACAGATTGGCGACTGGTTCGATAACGCTGCTCTGAGTTCGTATGATCGTGGACAGTTAAGCGCAGAAGGTCGGCGACTAGCTGAGGACATTAAAGCTGGTAACGAAGCTATCCGTATCCTAGAGTGTTATATTAAGTCTGTAACGGGTTACAACCCACGTAAAGTAATCACTCTTGGTAATCACGAAGATCGCATCCAGCGATATGTTAATGAGCATCCCGCCCTAGCTGGCTTTTTAGGTAATCACTTGTATCACTTCGAGCAGTACGGTTGGGAAGTATATGATTTTCTGACTCCCTGCATCATCGAAGATATTGCTTTTGTACATTATGTGGTAGCTGTGAATACAGGTCGCCCACTAGGTAATGCCTTAGCGAGTCGCTTAGAGAAGGTAGGTACTAGCTTTGTGATGGGGCATCAGCAGACCTTTGCGTACCATGAGCGATCTCTACAGCTTACAGGTGATATGCAGATGGCTCTTGTAGTTGGAGCTTGCTATGATCATGATGAACCATATAAGGGTGTACAGGGGAATCACCACTTCCGAGGCTGTGTTATGCTGTATGAAGTGGAGAATGGTTATGCTATGCACAAGAAAATTACGTTACAGCACATGCAGAATTTATATGAAGGTACGTTATGATTAAGTTATACAAAGATACAGTGTACAAATTATTAGTAGGGTTATCAGTTATACCTGCATTAGTAATTATTCTTATAGGTAGTTTACTATTATGGAAGCCACCTATACTATTACTAAATAAATTAAATTCTATATTGGATGACGCACTATGAAATTAGGTTTATACGGTTTAGCAGGTTCAGGTAAAGACACAGCAGCAGAGATCATTCAGCGTGTACTATTAGAACAAGGTATGCACTTCGAGATTGTGAAATACGCTGGGCTACTTAAAGAGTCAACTCGGCAAGCCTTCGGTGATGACTTCGATGATCGAGTTGTAAAAGAGGAGCAGCGTTACGTAGACGCTGTTCTAGGGGACCGTATTATTGATGCTACTGATTATGTATGGGTTAAATTAGACTTACCAGATGAGCTGTTTGAGGAGTACAATCGGCTCACGACAGAGCTTATTGATAGTAAACGCCTCTTATCACCTAGAGAGTTCCAACAGCTTCTAGGTACTGATGTAGTGCGGAAGTTAGACCCCGATGCTTGGGTGAACTACCTACACCGTAAGGATGGTAACTACATTATATCCGATTGTCGTTTCGGTAACGAGCGTACAGACTTCTCAGCATTAATCATGCGACATGATGTACCAGAGAACTTACACGAGACAGAACGATTCACAGCTACACTTATGAACGATGTGTTCTTCGGGAATCCAGATGAGTACTTCCATGATTACACGTTATGGAACACAGGTACTATCGAGGAGCTTGAACGGAACATTAGGTTCATGCTAACGACTATAGATTTCTCAGATTACCTATAAGGAGTAATTAGTGCAAGACTTGTATCAGCGTCAAATCGAACTAGAGAACGAGTACTCAAACGCATCCGTTGCTGCGGGGCAACAAGCAGTCCTAGAGGCTTTTACACAAGGGAGAGCGACTGACATTGGTACAGGTCGTATTCTCCTTGCTAAGGCATACGAGGCTGCTATTGAGAGCTTCTCAGGGTTCGTTAATAAACCTTCACGTGGGGTACTAGGTAAGTACAAGGTACTCCTACGACACGCTGCCCCTGAGGTTCTAGTAATGGCAGGTTTACGAGAGATTATCAGTGCTTGTGCAGTACCTGAACCTATAGCTATGCAAGATGTACTCCGCCGTATCGGTAAAGTTATTGAGACTGAGAGTATGCTTGTACTCCTTGATAAACTTAATCCTGTGTACACTAAACGTACTTTAGAGTACTTAGACTCGGCAGGTACTAAGAGCATTAACCACCGTTACCGTACTTTACTAACAGGTACTAATAACTTAGGTTTAAAGTGGGAAGGTTGGTCTATGGAAGAACGTGTGGGTACAGCTAATATCTTACTCACGCACTTGTACGATACCACTGGACTATTCAAGTGGGAACTCAACACAACGTCACAGCACTACATTGTACAGCCTAGCAGTGTACTCACAAAGCATTTTGATGATATACAAGACGCTGCACGAGCAGTAGTTAAGTACCCACCTATGCTTATTAAACCTAACGATTGGGAAGGTCAGTACGATGGTGGGTACTGTACTGATTGGTTCAAAGCACAGTCTCCTATGTGTGGTTTACGATTCCTGAAACGAGATCAACGTGATTGGATTCTGAACACGCTTGAGAGCGCACAGAGTGCTCCTGTACGGGCTGCTATGAATAAAGCGCAGTCTACCCCTTACCGAATCAATAAACGTGTCTTAAACGTGCTTAGAGAGGCTGTAGGGACACGTTTAGGTATTCTTGGTCTACCTAGCTCTCAACCTAGACCACAACCTGTATTCCCATTCCCTGAAGGTTGGTTAAAGGAACACGCTACCGAATCTGAAATGGAGCAGTTTAAACTCTGGAAGGATCAGATGCGTGTATGGTACACTAACGAGGCTAAACGTGCAGGACGTAAAGCAGGTATCTTATCTCGCTTACGTGAGCTTGTACGCTACCAAGATGAGGCAGAACTGTACTTCCCTACCTTCATTGATTGGAGAGGACGTATGTACTTCCGTAGTATATTGAACCCACAATCAAATGATGCAGTGAAAGGTTGCTTAGAGTTCGCTGAAGGTAAACCTCTAGGTGCTGAAGGACTGTTCTGGTTGAAAGTACACGTAGCCAACTCATGCGGTTACGACAAACATAGTCCTGAGATTAAAGCTAAATGGACAGAAGATAATTGGGAGATGATTCGTGATTTTATCAATAACCCCCTTGACGTTGACGCACCTGAACCAGACACCGCATTTACCTTATTACAAGCGGGCTTGGCACTTCAAGAAGCATTGTCTACAACGTGCCCAGAGAGCTACGTGTGCAGAGTCCCAGTCGCAATGGATGCTACTTGCTCAGGATTACAGCATTTATCTGCACTTACACGGGATACAGTTGGGGCAACGTACACGAACCTAATTGATAATAAATCTGATAAGAAATCAGATATTTACATGAAGGTTGCTGAAGAAGCTCAGGAGAAGTTACAGGAGCTAATCCCTGATCCAGTAGTACAGAAGTTCTGGCTAGATCGAGAGATCACTAGGGCTATGGCTAAACGTCCAGTGATGACTCTAGTGTACGGTAGTACGTTGTTAAGTACAATTGAAGGTTTAGCTTTAGAGTTATCTGATTCAGGGGTAGAGCCTATCCGTAACGATGAAGGTCGTATTGCTTACAGTCTGAACGCTTTATCAGTACCTGTAGGGAGAGCACTCCGTCAAGGTGTTGCTCGTACAGTACCTAAGGCGGTAGAGATCATGGCGTACTTACAGATGCTTGTACGTAAGCACAAGGATCGTTGTATGCAATGGGTAACGCCAGTAGGTGTACCTGTAGTGAACTGGGCAGAAGGTGATGTTATTAAACAAGTCGCTATCCGTAGTATGGGTGTTCAAGCTATTTACATGCGCTATCATAACGGGGAATACAATACCCGTGTAGCTGCTAATGGTATAGTACCGAACTTCGTACACAGCATGGATTCAGCGCACTTATGTATGACTATCAATGATGCGGATTGTAGTATCTTACCCATCCATGATTCATTCGCTACACACCCTTCAGATGTACCTGAAATGCACAGAGCACTACGTAGTACCTTTGCTAAGATGTACACTGATTTCAGTATAGAAGAACTACTGAACTTCAATAGTATTAATCAGGAAGATTATCCGATTCCTGAGCAAGGAGACTTAGACATAAAAGCTGTTAATACAGCCCCGTATATGTTCTGTTAAGACGTTTTCTGGGTACTTCTATGTGCCCAGAATACATAGATATTTTAATAATCATGCGTATCAAGAAAGGAGTACCTAGATGAGTAATATTAATACTAATAATAATATTAATAGAAATAATATTATTAGTAATATACCAGTATTTACTAAAGAACAATTAGAGTACTTAAATAGAGTATTCCCAGAGAACACAGATGTACTAGATAATTCTAGTATGTACTACAGAGCAGGTCAAAGACAAGTACTATCACATATAGAGTACTTAATAGAACAAGCTCGTAAACGAACACAGGAGATGTAAATGAGCTTCTTTAAGAAACTTGTTAAAGGTATTCTTGGTCTGGATGATAGTGCTGAGAAAGCTGCTCGTGCCCAAGCTCGTGCTGCGGAGGAACAACTACGTAAGGCACAGGAAGCACAGAAGCTACAAGCTGCTAACGAGATGCAGAGTGTAACTACAATTGATAACGTGGAACTCGGTAGCGTCACAGGTACTGATAATCGGCGTAAACGGCGTACAGCAGGTGCAGCCACAAGCAACTTAGGTTTGAACGTATAGGAGGGATGAATGTCCAAAGAAACATTAGAGTCTCTGTACCGAAAGTACACCGATGATACGTTGAAACAGAAGTTAGAGTACTATGCACTTTGGACTATTCCTTCAGTGTTCCCAAAAGACAGTACACACGTACCTAACGGGAACGCTGTAATTGAACATGACTACCAAAGCGTAGGTGCTATGCTAGTGAATCGACTTGCTACAAAGTTAGCAGGTTCGTTATTCCCTGCTAATGCTTCGTTCTTCCGTATCGAACCAAACGAAACCTTAAAAGAATTACTCGACAGGGATGGTGTTAAATCTTTAGTAGAACTAGAGAACACTGCATGTCGTAGATTACTGTACAACGCATCGTATGCACAGTTAGTACAAGCACTACGTTTACTTATCATTACAGGTGATGTGCTAGTTAAACGATTCGAGAACAAAGTACGAGTGTTCTCTTTGAAGAACTACGTAGTACGGCGTAACAACGTAGGTGAAGTTCAGGATATTGTTATCCGAGAATGTATCAACTACTCGGAGTTACCAGATTACATCCGTAACGGTATTCAAGATAAACGACAGCCTGAAGATAAACTGATCTTGTACACACGTGTTCAGAAGATCACACAGTTCGTAGGAGATATTGCGGTATCTAAATGGGTAGAGACTCAAGAAGTTGAGGGTCGTGCTGTGAACTACGAAGCAACGTACACAGACAACCTATGCCCGTATATCCCTATTACTTGGAACTACGTGAACGGTGATATGTACGGACGTGGTTACGTAGAGGAATACGCAGGCGACTTCGCTAAACTCTCCGAGCTATCTCAAGCTCTTACTGAATACGAGCTTAATAGCTGTATTGTTCTTAATGTTTATAACCCTGCTGGGAATTTTGACGTGGATCGTGCTGTCAGTAGTCTTAGCGGTGATTGGGTCACGGGTAACAAGGACGCTGTACAGGCGTATGAAGTTGGTGATTACAACAAGATTCAGACGTTAGTAGATAACCTACAAACTATCTCTCAGCGATTAAGCGTAGCGTTTATGAGCACAAGTAACCAACGAGAAGGTGAGAGGGTTGACATAATAGCTCTCTATAAATTTGATTAAATCGGTGGAAGTCCCCTTGGGATAATACCGAGATTACTACGACTTTTAACTAGGAGTTTCCATGTACAGTAAAGTCAATTTAAATATTAAAGGTTTAAGAAAGCAGTACACTATCGACACTGATGGTGTAGTGTACTGTGTTACAGATAACAAAGCCCTAAAGGGTACATCTATTAGTAAGGCTAATAGATATGTTAAGATCCACTTAGATAAGTTCTATGCGTTACATAGACTTATGGCAGAGCACTTCTTAACAAACCCTGACCCAACTAAATATACCCAAGTGAATCACAAAGATGGTAATAGATATAATAACTCTGTTACTAATTTAGAGTGGTGCACCCCATCATCAAATGTAAAACATGCTTTTGATACGGGATTAAAGATACCTCAATATGGGGAAACTTGTGGTACATCTAAACTTACAGAAGTGCAGGTGCGACAAGTTTGGGCATTACGTAACACACCTTTAACAGCTAGACAGATAAGAGACCGTTTGAAATTAAACGTGTCTATTGACGCTATTAAACTTATCCGTAGAGGTAAGTCTTGGGCGTATTTAACTAGCAATTTAAATTAAGTAATTGTAACGACTATCCGAAAGGAGTAGGGTCAAGTGACTCGAAACATCAAGGCATATTTATATGCAAGATATAGTCTGCTCTATATGGCAACATATAGCTGCACGTAATGGTGCGGGGTAAGCCTAACGACCTTACCTGAACATAAAGGAACAGCTACAGAGGTTATGCAGAACGCTACAGAAGCCGAGCAGGTTCTCGGTGGTGTGTACTCACAACTCTCTCAGAACATGCACATGCCTTTAGCTTATTTGCTATTGCATGAGGTACAGCCTACAGTTATTAATGCCGTAGAGCGTGGGGAGTTCAAATTAGATATTCTTACAGGTCTACAGGCTTTATCCCGTAGTTCTGAGAATCAATCTTTACTCGTAGCAGCATCTGAGATTAACGCTATCGTACCAATCATGGCACAGTTATCTAAACGATTCAACCCTGATAAATTGATTGATAGTATCCTACGTGCTAACGGTGTGAGCGTAGATGATTACACGTACACTGAAGATGAAATGAAAGCTATGGCTGCTCAAGAAGAACAGCAGGCTCAGCAATTAGCTATGCAGCAACAAGCCTTACAACAAGGTGCTGGGCAAGAACAAGCTGTACAAGCAGTTCAGCAATCACAAGGAATTATTTAATGTCAAATTTAGAAGTCTCAGGTCAAGTACCTAATATCCCACAGCAACAAACTCAGCAGGCTCAACAGCAGCCTGCATTTGATCAAGGGGTACAACAGTACCAACAACCTCAGCAGTTCCAATACCAAGCTCCGCAGATTCAACAACAGCAGCAACCGCAGCAGCCTGTACAACAACCTGCACAGCAAGCGCAAGCACCCGAGGTTAAACAACCTACAGAGCCTGTACCGAACTACAGTGGAGATGATCCCTTAGCAGTAGGTGTACAAATTTTTACACGTAGTGCTGGTATTGATGAGGCTGCGTTCTATGATGCACTTACACCTGCTTTGCAGTACGGTGATCCGAATTTAATTAATTTACAAGCCTTGACACAAGACTTAACTCCTGAGCAGCAAGCACAAGCTAAAGCTCTAGCGCAGTCTATGTACCAACAGGCTCAACAGATTAAACAACAAACTATTCAAACCGCTTACCAGAAGGCAGGTGGTGAGCAGCAGTGGCGACAAGCTATTGATGCGTTTAATGCCAAAGCCCCGCAAGCCTTTAAAGCTGCTGCGAAGGCAATGGAAGAATCGGGACAGATTAATGAAGCTGTAGACTTTATCTTAGATATGGCTCGACAGTACGGCTTCGTTGGAAGTTCTCAGGGGCAGCCTTTACAAGGTAGCTTCGGTAGTCAAGGGGTTCGAGGGTTATCGCAAGGTGACTACCGTACTGAATTAGCTACTTTGGTTAAAGAGGTTGGTGCTACGAATGTTGCATCACACCCTAAGTTCAAACAACTATCTGATGCTCGTGCCTTAGGTATGCAGCAAGGTTTATAATATTTACCCCATCCTTACAGGTGGGGTTTAGTCGTTTCTAAAGGAAATTAAAATATGGCTATTATTCATGGTGGTGGCTATTCACCAACGTACCGTGCCAATTGGGGCGGGGCAACTTCAACAATTGATCAGCACTTAGAAATCTATGAGGGTATGGTTGATACTGTATTCAAGTTCTCTCAAGTGTTCCAATCATGGTCTGCACAGAAAACTGTAACGGACCGTTCTAACAACTACCGTATTGACCGTTTAGCTGGTGCGGAAGTTAAGGGTCGTAAAGCTGGTGAGACTATCGTTGATCAGCGTGTGCCGTCAGATAAGTTCAACATTGTAGTTGAAGTGATGCTGTACATTCGACACCCTATTGACTACATGGATGACTGGACTGCTCCAGACTTCTTATCAGAGTTAGGTCAAAATGCAGGTACTGCGTTTGCTCGTATGTACGACCAAGCACACATTATCCGCTTACAGAAAGCTGGTAATTGGACTGCCCCTGCACACCTCAAGACTGGTAATGCGTTCTATGACGGCTTCTACAAGTCTGCTGCATTATTAGCTCCTGCTTCTGGTAAGTCTCTGACTGAGGCTCAGCACGAAGATAACGCTGCTGCGTTAATCGAGGCGCACTCTCAAGCAGTACAAGAGTTAATTCAACGCCGTGTACCTATCGGTGACATGATTACGTTGGTTACTCCTAAGGTGTACTCTGAGTTACTGCACTCTAAGAAAGTAATCAGCTCTGATTTCAGTACTGGTGCTGGTGACTTCGCAGGTCGCCGTGTAGTTCAGATCAATGGTATCCCTGTTGTAGAGCACACTGAGTTCCCTACAGGGGAGATCACTGCGCACCCGTTATCTACTACTGGTAACAGCAATGCGTTTAACATCACTGCTGATGAGGCTAAGGCTGAGATGATTATCTTCAGTAAGTCTTTATCATTAGTGACTGTAACAGCTAAGCCGTGGACTTCTCGTTTCTGGGATGATGAGGCGCACATGACTAACGTATTAGACTGCTACTCAATGCTTACCATTGATACACGCCGTCCAGATACCGTTGCACCAATCCGTGTAACTCGTACTGTACCAACTCCGTAAGGTAAACATACGCCCTGTGTAATGCAGGGCGTTCTATTTAGGAGGTAATATGGCTGAGTTAGGGCAACCTGTAATCAGTGCAGCATTCACTGCTGAAGAAAAACAACGTCTAGCACAGACGCTAACAAGTGCAGTAGTACAGCAGGAAGTTCCTACAGATGAACCTGTAGAGGTGAAGCCTAAACGTACTACAAAACGTAAAGTAGTAGACTAAGGTTTACTACTAGATAGAATCAAGCGCAAATTGGCTAACCTAAACTTGCACAGCCTCTGGTTCTATCTAGTAGTAAATTTTATAAGGAGGACAGTATGAAATTACTTGATGCCGTGAACACTGTTCTCCCGTATATGGGGGAGCATCCTGTGACGGATTTAGACACAGCCCATCCTACGGTGGACTTAATTATTAAAGCAATAGATCGACAACGCCAAGCACTGCTTGCTGAAGGTTGGTGGTTCAATGAGGGTACAGTAACCTTACCTGTGAATACAGATGGTAAGATTGATACCCCTACAGGGATTATTAGTATCTACGGTACAGACTGTGATGTAGAGATTGATGGGGCTAACCTACGAGATACCTATAATAACACAGAGTACTTCGATGAGCCTATTACAGTGGAACTTATTAAGGATACACCTTTTGAGAGGTTACCATTGTATGCTGCACACGTATGTTTGTACAACGCTGCAACAGAAGTGTACACAGCAGACTTCGGCGTAGAGAGTTCTATCCAAGTTCTACAGAGTTTATCTGAGAACGCCCGTATGAAGTTAAATCAAGAGAACATACGTAAACGTAGGTACAACAGTAGTGCTTTCCGTAGACCTTCTGGGTACGCACGATTCCGATCAATTATTAAATTCCGATAGAGGTAGATATGATTTACGAAGGTACTTACCGATCATTAATTCAAGGGGTATCACAACAGACCCCACAAGAGCGTTTAGATGGTCAGCTAGGTGCTCAAGTAAATATGTTATCTGACCCTGTGAATGGATTACGTAGACGTACAGGTACTAAACTACACGGTAGAATGCAAGTACCCAGTGGCTCTAAATTCGAGTTAGTACAGTTAGGTGGGGAGTACTACATTCAGTGTGTGACTCCTGCTGGACGTTTAGTTATTACACGCTTCTCAGATATGGAAGTTCTACATGACTCACAGTACCCGTACTTAGTGCACTCTAACAAAGGCACTATCCGCAGTACTATCAGTCGTAACCAGTCCTTCCTTCTGAATACAGAGAAAGTTCCTGAGAAAGTGCTGAACGCTATAAGTACAATTACACCTCTAAGCACTACTGAGAACTCTCGTAGAGCTTGGGTGAGTATTCAAGGTGGGCTTAGTACTAATGGTACTCGTACGGAGTCTTTAAATATTGTAGTACCGTATGCAGGTATAAATGTAACAGTTAGTGCCTCTTACACGGGGGGTGGCTTCAGTAGTACATCTTATACAGTACAAGATCGTGTAACTAGATTACATAATGCCTTATTAGCTAACAGTACGGTTACTGCGAATTTCACTGTCACAGTACTAGGTACTACTATAGCACTACTGTACAACACACCAAATCAACCTGTAACGATAAACCACTCTTGGAGTGAATCCACACCTTCTGCGACAGTTGTAACGTCTAGTCAGAGCTTTACACGTGCAGAAGCACCTAGTAACTTACCTAGTACATACACAGGTTATAATTTCACACATAACAGTGTACAGTACGTGTACGATGGTACTCGTAAGCTATGGCTAACCCCTAGTCAGTTAGCTACAAACCTTGATCCTATAGGTGCAGGTTGGGTACGTATCTTATCAGGTGCTTTCAGTAAGCAGTACACAGTGAGTATTACTCAAGGGTCTGCTGCTACTTTAACGTATAGTGTAACTACTCACGTATCTACAGCAGCACAGGCTACACCTGAGTACGTAGCAACGACTCTAGCTAGTCAGATGAACGCTGATACGAGCTTCACTAACAGATTCGCTGTGTATCGTGACGGTACATCGTTAGCTATCGTAGCGAACACTACGACAGACCAGTTAGTTATTGAAGCATCTGGTGGTGATCTGTACCTACAAGGTTCAGGTGCTAGTACAATCCGTAATAAGGATGCTTTACCTCCTACATTACCTGCTCAGCTAGATGGGTATATTCAAGCGGTAGGTACAACTAACAACTTATCGTACTACCAGTACAACCACACTAAACGTGTATGGACTGAGTGCGGTGCTTTTGAAGATCGTTACACTATCCAGAACACACCTATGTACTGGTACTTCGATTACGATCTAGGTGGTTTAGTTGTAGACTCTTTAGATATTCAAGGACGAAATGCAGGTGATGATAACAACAACCCCGAACCTGCGTTCTTAGGCTTTGGTATTACAGGTATAGGTGCTTACCAATCGCGACTTATTTTATTAAGTGGTGCGTATGTGTGCATGAGTAGAAGTACAGACCCTTCAGTGTTCATGAGAACTACTGTAGAGGAAGTGCTTGATGATGACCCTATTGAAATTAGTGCTACATCGTTAAGTAACTCTCAGTTCGAGTACGCTATACCGTTCAATAAGGACTTAGTTCTATTCAGTAACACACAGCAAGCGGTAGTGCCTGCTAACAGCACTGTAATGACTCCTAAGAGTGCTGTAATCTATCCAAGTACTCAGGCAGAGGTTAGTATGGCTGTGCGTCCTGTAGTGGCTGCTAGGAGCTTGTACTATGTGTATCAACGTGGGCTAGATTACTACCAAGTTGGTGAGGTAATTCCTAATCAGTACACAGACTCTCAGTACAACCCGCAGAACTTAACAGACCACTTACCACTGTACGCCACTGGCGTATGTACAGGTATAGCAGGTTCTAGTACAAACAACATGGTGGTGTTTACTTCAGATACTAATGAAGTACTTGTGAATCAGTTTGTGTGGCAGGGTGATACTCGGAACATTATGGGATTCCATAAGTGGGTACTACCTCGTAAAGTACTAGATGCAGCGTTCCTACAAGAGTACAACATCTTCTTTGTTGCAGATACAGATGGTAACACGTTAGTGCTAACTACGAACACACAATTGAATCAGTTAGGTTCTAAACCTGTACCGTTCTTGGATATATACCAGTACGTACAAACTGATAGTACTACTGGTGGGAACAAGCTACAATACATCCCTGATGGGGACTTAGTAGGTGTTATCTATGACGAGATTAACTCTCGTCACATGGAAGTATCTATTGAGGTTCTACAGGATGGTACAGTGGAATCACTATATCAGGGGACTATAGCTGTAGGGTTGCGTTATACGAGCCTGTTTACGCTTACACCGCCTTATTTGAAGGATGGTGAGGGTAAGGTACTAGCGGGTGTTAAAAGCACCGTACAGAGCTTCCCATTGACATTTAAGGGTACAGGTGAGTTCAAGTACACAGTGCAAGACTTCTTAGGTACAGCAAGCGAGGTGAACACCTCTGCTGCTACTTGGTCAGAGGTGAATCTTGGGTACACATGGATTAGCAGTATTAATACAACGGTGATTCCTTGTAGGGCTAAATTAGATAGTCTTGCGTGTACTATCCAAACAGATAAGACAACAGACTTGAATTTAACTACAGCAGGGTTCGTATTACGTACTGCTAGGAAACACCCAGCTAAGAGGTAATTATGAATATTAATGCAGGTGGTTCTACAGCCCTGAATGGTATGGCTATAGGATCGTTGTTTGGTGCGCAGGGTGCAGCTATCGGTGCGGGGGTAGGTTTATTAGCAGGGTTGTTCTCTGCTGATAAGTCTAAAGCTGCACTGAAAGCTCAGCAACGGTACAATGACGCAGTTGTTAAGAACACTATCACAGACTTGTTTGATAGAGAACGAGCGCAGCAGGTTGAACGTATGCGTACTGCTAGAGCCTTACAATCTTATCAAGCACAAGGTAAAACCCAGATCAGTACAGTACGTGCTGGTTACGGCGCAGCAGACTTAATCGGAGCTAGTGCACAAGCACTGGCTCAATCTATTGACTACCAAACTACACAAGCACTAGAGGCTACACGTTTTAACTACGCTGTAGGTTTTGATAACTACTTGACGAATATTAACCAGATTACAAACAAGGGGGTTAATACTGTGCAACAAGGTATAGATACTGGGCAACAACAACCCTTAGATATTTACAGTATGTTCAAAGCTGGTAAAGAGTTGTATGGTGGGCTTAAACAGATGGGTAGTAGTGGGAAGTCTAGCAGTGCTGGTAGTAGTGCTGGTAGCAGTAGTAGCTGATCAATCAGTATTTCGTAAGGAGTTTATATGGTGACTTTAGTCCAACAACCTGAACTTGCTCAGGTACAAATAAGTAATTTACAAGCAACACAAAGACCTCCAGAGACAGAGCTAGGGTTGTCGGACTTCGCTATGGGTGTCTTAGGTGCTGGTGCGAAGTTTTTAGATCAGTATGATGAAGATAATAAAACACGTTTAATTGCACTTGGTGCTAGTGATTACATGAATGAGTACACCCGTGAGGTGAGTATCTTAGAACGTAAGAACTACCAACAAGGACGGGATTTCTCTGAAGTTGTATCAGCACAGACACAGCGTAGACAAACCTTCACACAAGAACTTCAACGTATGGTACAAGACCCTACGATGACTGAAGATCAAATCTTCGATGCTAATAAAGAGTTCTTACAGAGCACAGTTAATGATATTTATGCTTCAGGCTTAGATTCCGATTTAAAAGAAAAGTTATACGAAGAAACTCTAAAAGAGAATATGCAGTACCAGAAGATGATTGGGGAAGGTCTACAAGCTGCTGCTTTAGATCGTTACACAGGTACTGCTAGATTAATTGCCGCTAAGACTGTTACAGATTTAGCGGCAGTAGAACGTACCCCTGAAGAACAGGTTCAATACGTCATGTCCCAATTTGAGCTAATCAAACAAGGGGCTACCCAATCTGGTTATGCAAAGAATGAAGAAGAAGCTAACACAGCAGCTACTACTACATTAAAGGGTGCTTTAGATTTCTGGTTCAAAAGTATTGATCCTAAAGCTCCTGATGCTGCTAACTCATTAAACCAACTACGTGATATAGGTGAGAACTTATTTTCTGCTGGTCAGTACGAGTTAGCAGGTGATATTGTACAGAAAGTTAATGATGTGCAAGGTAAGGTTCTTAGCTCTAATGATGATATGTTAGTACGTGATCTAACCTTAGATTTACATAACTATGACGTAGGTGCTATTAACTTCACACCTGAGGAAATCAGTACTAAATTCGTTGAGCTACAGCAGACAGGTATGTACTCAGACTCTACATTGAATACTTGGTACAGTAAGTACTTAGATTCGTATCAACGTAAACAAGAGAAGTTACTACAGGGGGATGATGAGATCGACCCTATGAGTTACCCTGATTACTTTCAGTACGAGTTCAATAACGAGGGTAAAGGGCGTGATAAGTGGATCGGTGCTGCGGTAGCACAGGCTGCTCGTGATGCACAGGCTCAAGGTTTGAACACCTATACAGCTATTGCTAATAATCTTATTGCTCGACAAGTTACAGCTAGTACGTACATGCCAGAACTCTTAGATCGTGCAGCAGAGTTAGCCACTACAGAGCTTGCTCAGTGGGTGGGTATGTCTGATGATCAGATTAGAGAAACAGGTGGCTACGAGGCTTATAAGGCTTCTTGGAATGGTTTAGTACAATCCTACCAAGCACTGAAGAACAGTAATAACACTGTAGGTGCTGAACGCTTCCTAGCAAGTATAGACAGCAAGCACTTCCCTAATAAGGAGGTACTACGAGGTCTGTTAGAGACTGGTGCACCTTTGAATAGTGCTAAGGATGCTCTACGTGACCCTATCGGGACTACTCGTCAATTAGAGTTAGTAGATAAAGCTCGGAATAGTTTGAATATAGAAACAGCTAAGTTAGATCGTTTCTGGACTACTGGGCATAACGGTACATGGTTTAACCGTACTTCAGAGGAAGTACGTGAGAACACCTTAGAAGCTATGAAAACCCACGCTACACGTTATGGTAGTTTACTAGCTACGCACATGACTTCTGGCTCAGCAGCGAATTTAATGACTGCTATGGAGAAGTCTAACCTTATGATCAGTACTAAAGGCACACCTGTGTTTGTTGATCCTACAACAGGTGCACGTATTAACTCTGGGCAGCTTCGAGACGCTAAAGGTAAGGTTGTAGCTAAAGATTACTTCGCTAGGGCTATTGATGCTCAGCGTGAGGTTCTAGCTAAGAACATAGGTAATAAGACTGATCCTAATAACATCGTAGTTCAACAGAACGGTGATGCACTGTATTTCTTGATTCACGATAAAGATGGGAATTTACTTAACAACACAGGCTCGTTTGGCAGACAAGGTACACAACTCAGTATGAGTGGGCTTGTGCAAGTAGCGGCTAATATTAGAGATTACGATACTGCACGTGCCCGTGAGAAAGTTACAACTATTACAACACCAAAAGAGAAATTCAAACCACTCGCTAACTTAGGCTTCGGTACTGCTGCTAGTTCTTTAACTTCAGGCGACTACCGAGATACATTTGTAGTTAAGCGTGATGCTGTAATTCACAAGGGTACGTTAAGACTACACGGTTCTAATAAACGTGTTGCAGTCAATTACCCTGCTAGTATGGCTATACCATTTGGGGGTAACATTGATCTAGCTAACGGTTTTATAGACTTCTTGAACACTCATGAGGCGTGGGTAAGTGCAGCTACGCACTCTCAAGCTCAAGCAGGGACTACATCAAAGAGTCAAACTGTTATCGGACATGGTATTATCAAACGAGATCACCCAGAGGTATTTGCTAAAATGGTAGCGGCTAAGAGTGATCAAGAGCGTCTTAACATACAATCTGAGTACCTAGCTAAATTCTTCAGCGGGAACAACTTAGCTGCGAATGTGGCGAAAGCTGGATTACCTCCGATGAGTACAGGTGTAGTACCAAGTACGTATCAGAATGCTTATTTGTTACTTGCAGAGAGTACTTGGCATGGTGGTGGTGGTGGGGCAAGTCAGATTGCTACAGCGTTGAAACAACCGAACTTTCAAGCAGCTTTAAAAGTACTTGAGAAGTCCACAGTGTACAATGCTGTTAAGAGTGATCGTACAGGTCGACATGCAGATCACCCTCGTAACCAGTGGCGTATAAACACCTTACGTCAGTACTATAACTCTAAAGCACTCGCGAACGGTTCTAGTATCAGTCTTGGTGGTCGAACTGTCAAACCAGTTGGTAATACATTCGTACCTTACCGACTTAAATAATTAAAGGAGCACTACATGGTAGATTCTACTTCTACAGACCAAGAGCAGGTACAGCAACTACAGCAGTTACAGCAACTAAGTTCTAGCTTCAGACCTGATCTTAACTCAGCAGCTAGGACTACCTTCGGTGTACCTGAAGCACCCGTAGGGGATACGGAAGGTATCCCTGAGCAGGTTGTTGTACAAGATATTAGAACAGCATCACCAGCACCTACAGCAAATGATTTACGTACTCCTAACATGGATTTAGAGCGTGTGCTCAATGAAGAACTGCCGAGTGTGTGGTCTGCTATTAAAGTAGGTGTTGCACCTACAGGTAGAGACTGGTGGGCTAGTTATAAAGATAGTAAACGCTTTACACGTGATCCACTATTCAATCCTAAAGAACTAGCTGATCAGTTCTTCCAAGAACACGGTATGCTCTCTGAGACAGAGAATGTGTACCTAAACAAAGCTGTAAGGTACGAGGACTTAGAGTACCGTAAACAGAAGTTATTAGAGAAGCGGCTAGCTAATCAAGTAGTAGCACAGCGTCCGTGGATTTCTACTGCGGCATCTTTACTCGATGTAGATTTACTGGCTATATTTGCGCCTTACGCTTATGGTACTGCTAAAGTAGGTACAGCAGCTAATTTAACTGCACGTACTATTCAAGCTACTGCTATGGGTAGTACAGCAGCATTAACTAACCAAGCCTTAGAGGACTACAGTACACGTACAGAAACTGAACGAGACATAGATACAGTTATATTCGGTCTGGTAGGTTTCCTCACAGGTGTAAACCGTGTCCAGAAGGCTACCACAGCCTCTACAACGGCTGCTACAGCAGCTCCTAGTACACCAGTACCGCCACAGGTAACTTTCTCTCCTGTGACCTCTCAGGTGGGTTCTGGAGTGCTTACACAAACGCATATTAACCTACCACAGCACGTCCAAGCATCCTTAGCGCAAGCCACAGCACAAGTAGCTTCTAATTTAAAACCTGTTAGCAGACCTAAAGGTGCGCCTACAAAGTGGTTTAAGAAGTACCCTATGTTAAGTAGGATGACTGCTAGTGCAGATGAGTTATGGATGTACACTCAAGGTGATCAAAGTACAGTAGTGAATAAATTACTGGCTAATGTACACACAGAAGGTGATAACGTAGCTTCTGCACAAGCATCTTATTTAAATAACTACGGGTACGCTTTAGCTTCTGTAGAACAAGCCCTAACTGATGCTGTACCTGAGATTACCAACGTAAGCTCGAACATCATTACACGTACATCTGGTAAGTACAGCGAGGCTTCTCAAGAAGTCATGGATATGTTCCAAGACAGTATGCAGAAGCTAGACCAAGCTGTAGTAGAACACGCAAAGAAAAACAACGGTGTAGTACTGTCAGATGATGCAATTAAAGCTATGGTTGATACGATGGGTGTCCCAGATGCTATGAAGCATGTACTAAAGACTTATGTGGATTCAGGCTTCGCTGTTAAAATTTATGATGATGCAGCAGCTAACGGATTCTTCGAGAAGGCTGGTATGGATGCTATTCTACGTAGACCTACGTACATGCCGCTACAGCATAACTACGAGCGTATGCACAACTTAGTACGGGATGGTAGGGCTACGTGGGACGATATTTACGAGTTCTACGGAGCACAGATTGCACGTATCTACCCAGAGCTACTTCAACCTAACTTTGCTAAGGCTGGGCGTTCGTATAAAGCAGTCAAACAAGGGGCGGCAACTGCTACAACTAACCCGTTTACTTTGACAGTTAGACAGATTGGTGAGCACTTTGTGCAGACTCAACGGGAGCCTGCTAGAGGTTTATCTGATGTGACTTCAAGTGGTATGGGGCGTGAAACTTTACACGATATGCTAACCCGTGCAGGTATCAGTTCTGATGATGCAGCTAAAGCAGTTACAGAGATATTCGAGCAACAGGCTCAGAAGCAAAGTAACCCTAAGAACTTACGGAGACGTATGGATTGGGATTGGAACTTCAAGATGACTGCTAGTACAGGTGAGGTACTTGATCTAGGTAAATTAACTGGTGGTAGCGTTTACCACAACGTAGAAGCTTACAGTCGCCGTATGGCACACCTCAATGGTTTAGCACAGTACGGGCTATCAGAGCAGACTCTAAAAGAGCTACTTGAAGGGTACTTAGATAAGTTACCTACAGGTGTTGATCTCAGACGTGCTAAAGCCTTCATGGAGAATATCTCAGACGACCTCACAGGGAAGCCTACAGGTGGGCAGGTATCTCAAAGTATCCGAGCTATGCAGGCGATTGCTGATCCTATGCTACTAGCGAACTCAGGCTTGTTTGGTTTAGTTGATCTAGCTACGCAGACTATGCGTGTAGGTTTAATACGCTCATTCCCACACATCTACAAAGGACTCAAAGCAGCCTTTACAGGTATGAAGGGTATGTCTAAAGAGAACGCTAAAGACTTAGAGGAAATCTTCACAGGTAAAGCTATGCAAGGTTCACGCTGGAAGAACTTTATTACGCATTACTCCGATAACTTCTCAGTTGATGGTGGTATTCATGAATCGGCTCAGTACTACGGTCAAAGTGCTAGGTTCATGAACTTATCAGAATCTGTTAAACGTGTACAAATAGGTATCCTTATGGGTACATATATTCGAGCTATTCGAGGTGCTGCTGACGGTGTAGAGAACCATGTGAACTTCCTACGTACTAAGATGCAGATGCCTGACGACCTTATTGACGGTATTCGTGCAGAGTGGGCTAAACACGGTGAGAAGATTGATGACTGGGATGCTGCTGTCCGTATTCCTATGGAACAGAAGATATTTCACGAATCAGATAACTTAGCGTTCACTATTCAGAAAGGTGAGATTCCTGCTATCTTAGAGCACGATGCTGTAGGTAAAGTGATCTTCCCGTACATGAGTTATGCCTTTGCTATGAACCAGAAGGTTCTACGTAGAGTATGGAATCGTGATGGTGCTGCTGGTTTAGCTGTACTTATGGCTGCACAGTTCCCTATTGCTATGATGGTAGCTGCTAGTATCAACGTACGTAAGGGTGAAGAACCTGATAAGGATTTAGCAATGGGTACTTTACGTGCTATGACGACTCTAGGCATCTGGAACTACCCTATGGAGTTACTGATGAATGGGGTAGGTTCTAATGGTGTAACAGCTATGACACCGTTTAGTAAAACATATAATTTAGTTGGGGATATTATTTCAGGGGATGTAACTCCTAGAAGTATTAAAGAGAACACAGTGCTGAACTCAGCAGTATTCTTAGACCCACTAATCGCAGCTATGGAAGAATAGGGGAATTTATGGCAGAAAGTATTAACGAACTTAAATCTTATACTGAATACAATGTGAATACACCTACGAGTGTATTCACTATTGGCTTCCAGTACGATTACAACGTAGACCATGTTAATGTTTACGTAGATGGTGTAGAGGCTACCGCAGCAGGTTACACAGTACAGCACGACTCTCAGGGTACAGTTACCTTGACACCTGCTGTACCGAATGGTGTAGTACGCTTGTCCCGTGAGACAAACATTGACACCTCAGCACATACTTTCAGTGCTGGGGCTAAGTTCACTGCTGGGAACATGGATGAGAATTTCCAACAGATTCGGCACTCTCAACAAGAAGTACGTGACGGATTCAGTAAGCTCTCTATAGATACCTATGAGATTATTGATACTTTACAAGACGTAGGGCAAGCAGCACAAGATGCTGCTGATGCTGCGGAACAGGCTGCTCAGACGGCTAACGATGCAGCAGCACAGGTTAATGATAAGGTTAGTTATCAGGATTTGGATAACGCTATTGCAGCAACACCTCACAACAACCTACAAAATCGTGACGTTGCAGGGGCGCACCCTGCGAGTGCAATTAGTTATGGGTCTGGAAGTGTTAGAGATTTCTTGGATGACCAACACGAACTCAACGAATTACAAGCAGCTATCAATGAGGCAAATACTGCAAGATTTACCGATACTGCTTATCTCGTAGACTTCATGACTAAGGTTCAATATGAAAACTGGATAACAAACCCTGAAAGTGTTGATATTACTCCAATCTATAGCGCAGCTTTAACCCATCTCGCTAGTAATCGGGTTTTAAATGCAAATACAGGTAATAGTGGCTGGGGGTTAGGTAGAATTAAACTCCCACGTGGACAGCTGTGGTTTAAAACTTCTAATGTCAATAAAAACTCAATTCTTGGTTTAATCGTAGAAGGCTCGGCACCTTACGCAACATCAATTATTTACAACTCAGATGACGGAGTTCTTTTTGAATATCAAACTTATTCGTACTTAGAGTTCAAGAATCTAAGCGTGATACATAAGACCACTACAGTAAGATCAACATGGACAAACTCTCTATTTAAACTTAATGGCGCAGGTGGTGGTCAAAGATTCAAGTTGAGTCGGGTAACCACACAAGGTTTTAATAAAGTCGTGGATTTTGGTCATAACGTGAATGAGGATACTAACGTATTTGAAGATTGTTCGTTTAGTAAATTCAACACATTCTTATATTCAAGAAATCCCCAAGCGGTAGTTAATAACTTTAATAATTGTGGTTGGTTTGGTGCATGTGATAAGGTTTTTGATATTGTTGGTTTTGGACATACTACTATCAACAACGGTAATGTAGTTATCAGTGGTGCTTTTTTTTCACTGACTGCTGCTTCAGGACAGTGGGGAAGTACAGCAGTTTTCGGATTAGATAACGTCAAGTTTGAATACTGGAATGAAGCAACAAATAATAATCAGCTTGGAACAACTCGGATTATCGAAACTGCGGATTCAAGTAACATTGTTGCCTACTTTAAATTTAAAAATTGCGGTATTGCTGGCGGAACAAATGGTGCAGCTACAAATACCTTTGATATTAAATCGCCGATCACTGTTGAAATTGACGGTGGTGGGTGGGGTGGCGCTAGGATTGGATACAAAGCATTTACAATCACAAACATTCAAAATGCAACGTGGTTTAAGATGCGAAATCTAGCTAGTGCACCATTATTACCACCTGTTCGGGCGGGGGATTTTGTTTCTGGGGCTATAGCTCTACCTGTGATTGTAGAAGATAGTCGCAACACCTCAAACATGACTTATACATCGAATACTGATGCACTAAGCATTTTCAACCATATTGCAATAAAAGCAAAGCATGTGAATACCCTGCAATCTGTCGGTCAAATTCTCACAGGTGGCACAAGTCGATCTCACTCTATGTCAACAAATACGCAGCGAGTTGGGATTACATCAGTTGTTGCTTACTGTTCTAGCAATGCAGCAAACTTGACATTTAATGTATATAGCGATGCAGCCAAGACATTATTGATTGGTACAGCAAATTCTGCTGGGCATACTGGTTATCAAAGAGTTGTTATACCGATCAATGTGAACTCAAACACAGCAGAAGGTATTTACGTTGATGTTTCAACACCAGTTGGGAAAGTTGTTAGGGGGTTTATTGAGGTTGAAACAGTCAGCTACTAAGTGGTATTATGTGGATTTAACACAGCAAACCACCACCAACCCCGATCTTTAATGAGATCGGGTTTTTATTACCAAAATTTAGGGTACCGTGTCTGAAACGAAGTAAGAGGGATAAATGAACTTTATAGATCAGGTCTATTTGGTTCTGATCTATGTGGGGTCAGAGCTAAGTAAGAACGTACACACACTAATGGGGGCTATCTTAGCTGTGACCATTTCGTATTTAAAAACTCATAAAGAGGGGCGTAAACAGAATTGGAGTGAGAACATGTTATGCGGTATCTTTGCAGGTATCGCATTAACAGGTTTAAGCCTTATACAGTACGCTATAGTAAGTACATTCAACGTACCTGAGGGTGTCACTGTACCCACTACATTTATTGTAGGGGTAGTATCTGGAGCAATTGCTTGGCATGGTACAGAGGGTACAGTACGGTTCTTAAAGAGTATTCGAGGAGATAAACACAATGAAAGTACAAAAGGTAGTGACAGTAACAGCAGGTCATAGTAATACAGACTCTGGTGCTGTGAACGGTAATATACATGAGCAAGTGATTGCTACAGATGCTCGTAATATCGTAGCGTGGTATCTACAAAACGCAGGTATCACTGTACGCATGGATGGGTTAGGTAAAGAGAACCGACCTCTACGTGAAGCTGCTAAGCTAGTGAAGGGTTCAGATATAGCCCTAGAACTGCACTGTAACGCCTCTGTTAATCCTTCTGCAAAGGGTGTAGAGGTACTAGCTAATCCCAGTCATAAGGGCTTAGCGCAGCGTATATCGCAAGCTATAGCAGGTGTTATAGGTACTCCTGTTCGAGGGGATAAAGGTTATAAACCTGAGAACTCTGGGCAGCACTCTCGCTTAGCGTATGTGCAAGCAGGGGGTTTAGTAGTGGAGATGTTCTTTATTACGAACCAAGAGGAACTAGACGCTTGGGATAACAAGAAGTGGTTAGTGTGCAAAGCTATCGCTAACGTACTTATTGAGGAGTTAAAATGACTAAGAAGGTTACAGGGGCTACACAGTCCCGCCTAGCTTATCTTCACGAACTCTTAGTTGAGCAGATTATTGCTGACTTCGAGTTCCATAAGGAGGAGGGTATCCCTATGAGTGCTACTGATAAACAAGTAGCCATTACGTTACTTCGTAATGAGGGTATCACAGCTACTCCTGATAATGAGGATATTCAACGTCTAAAAGATGTAGCTTCCCGTATTAAGGATGAAGCTAAACAAGATGTTGCTATGAGTATTCTATCGGAAGTGCAAGAAGCACACGAATTAACTGCATTTTTAAACTGAGGAAATTAAATGGACAATCAGCACAGACAAATTAAAGGCTACCGTGAGTTATCTCAAGATGAGATCGACTTAATGAATGAGATTAAAGTTATTGGAGTTGAGTTGGGCACACTGGTTGCAAAGCTACGTAGTACTGAAGGTTTAGATCAACGATGGGTCAGTATCGGTGCTACAGATTTACAAACAGGTCTTATGGCGCTGACTCGCAGTGTGGCACAACCTAGTACATTCTAAATTAAGGATTTATAATGTTATCAGACACAGTTATTAGTCGGTACAAGATGCTACACCAAGCATGTCAGAAGTGGAATCATCAACCTGAACTCATACCGCTTGAGGAAAGGGAACTACTAGCTACTATCTGTGCTGGTGCTTTCAGGGAGTTCAGAGACTTCGCTGAGGTGGGTATGCAGTACTTAGGCTTCAAGTTATCAGAGATTCAATCAGACATTGCTGTGTTCATGCAGTACGGTCAGAACAAACGTATGGTGCAGGCACAACGTGGGCAGGCTAAGAGTACCTTAGCAGCGTTGTACTGCATCTGGTTACTAATTCATAAACCTAGTACACGTGTACTTATTGTATCAGGTGGTGGTGATCAAGCAGATGCTATCAGTATCCTAGTAGTTCGTATTATTATGAACTGGAGTATCTTAGCGTGGTTACGTCCTGATACTACTAGAGGTGATAGGGATAGTACAAAGAACTTCGATGTACATGGCTCATTAAAGGGTATTGATAAATCAGCTAGTGTTAGCTCAGTAGGTATCACGGCGAACCTACAGGGTAAACGTGCAGACTTCATATTAGCAGACGATAAACACTTATGTCGTCTATAAACTGTTCAAATTCGGTGAAACTCTGTGTATTTCTATACAGTACAGACAATACCGAGCCAAGACCTATTTATAGGTAAGGTGTAGAGACTATCCGTAAGGAGTAGGGGCAAGTGCCTCGAAAAGTTCAGCAAGCGTTACGCTTGAAGATATAGTCCGATCTATACGGTGACGTATAGCATTTCTTATTAAGGAGACAATCATGTCTAAATCTAGCAAATATTCTCAAGGTACAATTATTAACACCAAGTTCGGTAAGGTAGAAATCTTAAAGAACTTAGGCACAAGACCAACACGGCTAATCATACGCTTCGTGGATACAGGTTATATTACTGAGTGCCGAGCTACTAACTTAGTTAGCGGTAAAGTTAAGGATCACCGCCTACCCTCTGTGTACGGTGTGGGGTACTTAGATGGTATCCGTATTCAACCTAGAGGCACAGAGCAACGCCGTATATATGACTTATGGGCTAACATGCTCAAACGAGCCTACGCAGGTTACGATAAATCTTATGAAGATGTAACGGTAGACCCTGCATGGCACAGCTTCAAAACATTCCTAAATACTTTCAGTGACATTCCGAACTATCAAGATTTCTTAAATGGTAAGGATGTGCACCTAGATAAAGACTTACGTGTGCCTGAGAATCGCATGTACAGTCTAAGCACTTGTCAATTTATCTCTGCTAAAGAGAATGTTAGTGCAGCTAGAAATAAGAGATGGGGTAAAGCCTAACGAGCTTTACCTTAACATAAATGGTAGAAACACAAAAAAATAGTATGACTCAACCTATGCGTGAACAGTTAATGCTACTCACTAAAGAGTTCGCAGCTATCTGTATCACAGGTGAGATTCTGTATCTAGGTACACCTCAGACTAAAGATTCTGTGTACAGAGCACTACCTCAACGTGGTTACGATGTACGTATCTGGACAGGACGTTATCCTACAGAAGAAGAACTACAACGCTATGGTGCAGGTACACAAGTAGCACCTATGATTATGCAGCGTTTACTAGAGAACCCAGAGCTACAGACTGGTGGTGGTATCACAGGTAAACGTGGTCAAGCTACAGACCCTGAGCATATCTCTGAGGAGATTCTCCAAGAGAAAGAACTAGAGTACGGTGATGAAGGCTTTGCCTTGCAGTACATGCTTGATACAACGCTCTCAGATGCGATGAGAACGAAGATTAAGCTCAGTGATATAGTAGTACTAGGGGTAGGCTCAGAGAGTGCTCCTGAGAGCGTACAGTGGTCCTGTGAGCCTACTAAACAGTTCAAGGACCTGAACCCTGCTATTACATCATTCAGGATGTACTACGGTGCAGGTGTATCAGAGAACTATGTTAAGTACGAACACAAGGTAATGTGTGTAGACCCATCAGGTGATGGTGGGGATGAGTTAGCTTATGCTGCTGGTGGGGCTACTAATAGTTATATTTATTTACTATCAGTAGGTGGCTTCAGAGGTGGTTTAACAGAGCAGAATATTAACCGTATCTTACAGAAGATGATTACTCTTGGTATTAAAGACCTACAAATCGAGAAGAACATGGGTCATGGTGCTGTTACAGCATTGTTTATAGCACAGATAGATAAACTACGTCTGTGGTGCTCGGTAGGCTCACAGGAGGAGTCTTTTAAGGAGTTCTGTACTCAGGTACAGCTAACACCTTTGGAACTCTCTGCGAGGCTCTCAGGCATCGGTGTGCAGGATTATCATGTACTAGGTCAGAAAGAGAAACGTATTATTGATACGATCTCTCCAGTTACTCGTAGACATAAGTTAGTAGTAAGTACAGAGGCTATCGCAGAGGATTGGGAGATGTGCATGCAGCACCCACCAGATAGACGAGTGTTCTACAGTGCGTTCTATCAGTTAGGTAACATTACTTACGATAGACAATCTCTAGTGAAGGATGACCGAGCAGACGCTGTACAAGCTCTTGTAGAGCGATTACAAGGGTATTTAGCTAAGGATGAGGCTAAGGTAGCAGTAGAGAGAACACAAGCTGCTGTGAAGGAATGGTTAGAGAATCCGATGGGGTACAACGATACCCAGTACCGTAAAGGTAGGGGTAGACATAGATCAACTGGTAGCAGTTTAAATAGGAGAAGTTTCGGTGGTAGACGTTAAGAAAGAAGTTCAAGAGAAGGTTAAGGATGCTGTACGGGATGTGGACTTCAATAAGGTAGAGAACGATCTACGTATTGTAGTTGATACAGTAGAGGTACTAAACAAGGGTAATACATCTAGCAAGGCAGATAACATCCAACGTGGTGTACAGGATGCTCGGAAGGTACTAGATGTAGCTGTTGCTATTTGGAGGATCGTGAGTTTGTTTAAGCGGAAGTAAGTACGCCGTCTAGGAGTACTGTGTTGGGAGTACTGTGTTGGGAGTGATTTGGGGAGTACTGATCTTCAGGAGTGGGAGTACTAAGTCACTTCTAATTTTTAGTAGGAATTTACGAGAGGGTATCCCCACCCTGACCACCGCAGAGTTCCCCCATAGGGGGTGGGGTAGCCTCCTCCCTACGCCGTGAGGGTCTTCAGGAGTTTTTGAGGAGTTCTTGAGTCTTCGACTCAGGTCCTATCGCCGTGTACCTTTCCTTTCATCGGGTCAACTTCATAGCATCCCTTCTAAGTGCGATACTACAGGATTCTCGGAGGGTGTCAAGCGGTATTTTATATTTTATTTATTTATTTCTATCAGTGGATGCAGGGGCTTGCCTCTTTTCTTTTCTATCTTGCCTCTTTTGTCTAGCATCTGCCTTGCTTACTTCCTTTTGCCTTTCTCTCTCTCTCTCTCGCTCTCTGGATTCTCTGGACTCTCTCTTTTATTCTCTATGGATTCTCTCTATAGACTCTCTATAGATAGTCTTTATTCTCTTTTCCTTTCCTTTCTTTTTGTTACGCATGATTATTAAACTTCTTTATATATATCAATGAGTTATAAGACCTTAAAACACGTATAGAATGGACTATATAAGATACTTATAAAGATATACCTATAAATATTTATAAATAAAATACTATATAAAACATATACTTATAAAATACTTATAAAAATAATTATTAATTGATCATTTTTTGTACTGACAAATAAAAATATTACTGTATAGTGTGAGGTATACCAAGACAGAACGAAAGAGAAGTTAAGGTATAGCCTAGTGGGATGACCCTAGACTACTCATTAATTTATAGAATTGATTGCTTAGTTTAAAGACTATGAATAGCAAGATAAAGATAACAAGCCCGCTGTGGTAGCTACTTTGTATGGTTTTGAAAGTGTACCATTGTTTAAACACTTCCGATCATATTCTAAAATTAATGAATAAATTTTTAAAATAGTACTTGACACCGTATAAAAACAGTGTAAAGTACGAGACAGAAGTTAGACGTTTATTAGAGTACTGGCGACTCTACCTAATATCCTGATAACTTGGCAGTAGTGACGAGCTACGCCGATACTCATTAAAGCATACTAAATTAAAAACTAAGCTAGTCGAAGTCTAGATTGTACCGTGTAACGGATGTGCAATGCAGTAGATATAGAATAAGATTGGTTATGTTGAGTACCGACTAGGCATACGTGGGATACGTGTGTTATTTGAATCGGTGCAAAAGCTAGGTATCATGCGATAGACTACTGTTTATTTATTACCTAGTATTACGCTGTACGCAGTGTGATACTAGCCATAAATAAACCCAGCATAGGAAACTACCATGAGTAATTTAAGCCAACGAGATTTTACACTCGTTAATCACATGTTAGGTGTAGTTGTAACTGTTAAGGCTGAGTGGCGGGATCAAGCTAAGGACTTGGCTGTTAAGTATGCAGATGCCTTAGGTTATAATGTACCCGATAATCATACAGCGTATTGGAATCCAAAGCGTGACTACCACGATGTAAGTAAGTACACTGCAATCTAGTTTACATATAGCATGATCATGCTGTGATCATGTTAGTATGTAATCAACCAACCATAGGGAAACAACCATGAAACTTATCACCGATAACGCTGCACTTGCAAAGGCTATTAAATCAATCGCTGTACGAGGTCAGAAGTTGGACCTTGATATACACATTGCAGGCGTGTCATGCTTGCAGCATATTGCAGACCATAGCAATACAACCCTATTGAATGACCTTGTCAACGCTTTGCCTAAGGGTGCACGTAAACATGCGTTCGTTGAGTGGGCGTTAGCGTATGGCAGTGTACGTACGTTAGACCGTTCTAATGAAGCCGATGCAGACAAGATTGCTAAAGGGCAAGTGTTTGCTTTAGACCGTAGCAAACAGTTCGACCTAGACGGTGCTATTGCTAACGCTTGGTATAACTTCAAGCCTGAGCCTGATCTATTAACTGCTTTTGATGTGCACAAGGCTGTCGCTCAATTGGTTAAGCGTGTAACTAAAGCATCACGTGATGGGGCTGCCCTTGAAGGTGTGCAGGATGCGCTTAAACAGTTGAAAGCGTTAGAGCAGCAATTAACTACAGCTAGTGAGACACTGTAGGGGTATTGTATGCGAAGTGTATTATTTAACTTTGGACACTATGCTAGACACAGATGGTTATACAAGGACTGGTCACATTTCTATGTGATGGATGACTTTGGGAATTTATGCCCAGTACGCCATAGGTTCGAGCGTATGCACTATAGTCTGCTAGGCTATTAAGTTTATATACAGCAGGATTACCATGTGTGATCCTGTCAGTATGTAAGTTGACCTAATGAGGTTATTATGTTGTTACCTAAAGACATTCGAGCAATCCAAGCATGTGTTCACGACTTGGATTACCTAATCGAAAACTGGGATTACTTTGCGGCAAGGGAGGCTGTAGCCTGTATCACCTTAAACGCGGGTGATACTACATATGGTATCCTTGACGTGCAAGGTGGGCTGTGCCGTAATGTGTTTGAGCCTAACCGCTTGTCAGATCACATCAAGATATGTATGTTCATAGCTTGGGATGATTTCTCAGGTGATCCTATATACCCTGTAGGCGGTATGGATGAGTACGAATCTGATGAGTGCAAGAATCTATACCGTAATCCTGACCGTAAGGCTTTAGCCTTGCATTGTGTGGACTATCTTAATCGTTTGTTGGAGTTAAAGTAATGGGTACTTATATCATCACACCTCGCTCAGAAGCAGAGTGCAATCAACTCGCTAGTATCATGCACAGTACAGAGCGTACTGTAAGCGAATACTGGCGAAAACCTATCCGTGTAGGTGCACCTGTAGTGTGCTTTGGTACTATCCGTACGTATTACACGGATGTGGACTGCATTTCGTATTTAATAGACCCTGTGCACTTACGAGTGAATCAGCTATATGCTTTACTCAAGGGTTCTAAAATCTTTATGTAGATTATTTACACCATGCAGGTACGTGTTGCCTGTATGCGTAAACAATCAACAACCTGTTAATGAGGTGCTGTATGACGGCAACTAACTCCGTACGTCCTGTAGACGTGCGTTTAAACGGTATTGTAATGCAATGCCTACGTGAAACCTTAGCAACTATGATGGTGAATAATGGCATCACTATCCGATACACTAGCGAAGCTGTACCTGAAACAGGTAAAGCGATCCATGCTATGTGGGAACAAGCTAAACTAGGCATGACTCCCTTCCGCGTGCTTAACTCTGCAAACGATGCGGAGAATCTGTATTTCTCACCGCAAGTGAACCTTTTGTACCGTGCTGTGCATGACATTGATCATGCCTTGTGGTATAGTGTAGGGCGTGGCACTACGAAGTGCGAGCATGAGTTGTTCCTGAACTGCTACATGGCTAAGCGTGTGTACGATTGGTGTATGCAAGGTGCGTACTACACTGAGCAAGATGCGTTAATGGCTTTCTTCTCTATGTACCATGATACAGTTGGGCAGGTGTATTACTACAAGGAACACGGTGACTTCGTTGTGAATCAACGTGCAAACACTATAGAACTAATGAATGAGTGCAAAGGTGTGTGGGCTGCTAAGCACGGTATGCTCCGTATTGCTTACACAGTTATGCGTAGTTATCTAAGAGAGTGCGGGTTGTAAGCCTGCACTCACAATTCAATTCAACGTACTGGATGTGTACTATGATTAAGAAATTTAAAAGTGTTATCGAGTGGTGGGATAGCTTAGGTACTAAACCTACTAATCCTGCTGTAGTGAGCTGGATTCTATGGGTGTGGTTTGTACTGTGTACTGCTGTGTTGTACAAGTGCGGATAACACTAGGATTAAATTTTAACTGTCGAAAAGGGTGACTATGAAAGCTGTAAACCATAATACCAAACCAAACACTAAACCAAACAATCACTATGTACGTGATCGCTTCAATAACCTGCAATGGATTCAGAATCCAATTACCAACCACAAGGTAGAGCAGTTGCTCCGTGCTGTGTTGTACCCAGCGTATGTATTCCCTTGTGACTTCGACCACCAAAAAGACTATGTTAGTGCATTACAAGTACATGCTCGTAATGCTCAAATAATTACTGAGCAGCAGGATTTAGACACGTTGTGTGTAGGTATCGCTGACGAAGCAGGCTACCGTCTGCATCCTGAAACGAACTCTTGGTTGATCCGTAATGGTATTAAGCCTAATGCTTTCCTGTTAGCCTTGAATCAGGTACAGATTGAAGGTGTGCCTGCGTTGTTATCAGATAACGGTAAACTGTACACACTATTCACTGTGCTGTACCGTCTAGCGTATGACGCACTATTCCATACCGATGCGTTTAACGATGCGTACAAAGTGTATGTACGTAAGCGTGGTATCCCTAAGCACTTCACCGTGCAGAATAAGTACTTTGACCCTTCTAAAGAATACGAGGTAATTTAATATGAAAGCTAAGAACGCTGTTGTAGGTGCACGTGTACAGGTTAAAAAGGGTGTTATTAGTGACTTCTACGAAGCAGGTCAAACAGGTGTTATTGAGAGGTTAGATGTTGATGATGATGCTGTTGTACGCTTTGACCACGATAACGATTACTGGTTCGTGCTTATCAAGGATTTAAAACGTATCAAGGAGTAACGTATGTTACACCATAGCGAATGGCTGTTAAAAGCTAAGGCTGTACCTGTAGGTCAAAAGCGCAGGGTACATCATGGCTGTGGTGCTACTGCCTCAATGGACGTGTGGAATAATCATGAGTCGTGGTCAGCGTATTGTCATCGTTGCCATGATTCAGGACGTGTGTACAAGGAGTACCTAACTCCTGTACCTAAGGATGTTGTTGTTTACAGGAAGTACTGTAATTCAGCAGACCTCGTAGAACTCTCTGAATTGCGTTCTAAGCATCCTGATTGGTTCAGACGTGTAATCATAGTACTTCAAGCTAAAGGTGTCTCTACGGCTCTCCTAGAGAGCGTAGGAGCTACGTTAAGGTACAACGTGAAGGATCACAGGCTTGTGCTATCCTTTAATGGTGTGGATATAGGACGAGACTGCACAGGTTTAAGTCCTGCGAAGTGGTTGAAGTACCACAGGGATGATGGGATTGGGTACGTGTACTTGCAAGGTAAAAACGCACAGGGTACACGTGTAGCGATTACCGAAGATTTATTTAGTGCTGCTAAGATAACGTACTACACAGGTGTGTCTAGTATGTGTTTACTAGGCACTGCACTAGATGATCATAAGGTAATGAAGTTACTCGGTGCTACAGTGTTAGTGTGCACTGATGGTGACAAAGCAGGTTATGATGCTGCTAGAGGTATTAAGCGGCGATTAGAAGTACTAGGTGTACCTGTACAGGTACGAATTAAAGATGGGTATGATCCTAAGGACATGACCCCCGAAGAACTAATGGAGTTCGTGAAATGAAATGTTTAAAGTTAAATGCTAAGAGTACTAAATCTGCAAGTGCGGCTATGGTAGAGTTATCAGAGTTAGGTTTAATTCGTATAGATGGGATAAGTGATCCGCTTTGTGTAGTGTTCTGGAGTGATGGGGATTACTGTGGTGTAGCTAAGCATGAAACAGCACCGAGTGCATTAGCACAGTCTACGGAGTTCTTCACTAAACGTAAAGAGTTCGTGGCAGCAGTTAAACGTGCTTTAGGAGAGTCTGAATGAAACTTAAAAATTGTGTTGTTGGTACAGAAGTACAAATTAAAAACATTGATGTACCGCCTACAGAGTGTAGTACACATACATCACGTGAGTACGGCGTTATCGAGGAGAACTACGGTATTATCCAATCAGAGCCTGATGAGGATGGTGATGTGCATGTGTACTTAGGTGAGCAGTTCGAGCACACTGCTATCGAAGGTCGCAAGTACCTGTACGTACACCACTCTAAACTTCGTCACTACTGTAAGGACTAAGAGCTACTATGCTAGACAAGAACTTGTTACATGCCCTACGTACCCGTAAGCGATACGATACGTTGTATCCTTACGTACCGTTGGATATGTTCAGCCCTGATACTAGGCGTATGCTTGAGTACTTCGGGTTGTACTTCAAGAGCTACCCTGAGCATTCTTGCGTGGAATTAGAACCATTAGAGACTATGATTAAGTTGAAGTGCAAGCCTACTCCAGAGCAGTTAGGTTTATTCCGTGTAATGGTGCAGAACCTACAAGAGCAGGTATCCCCTGAGGTTATTACAAGTACCATTGAGCAGCTTAATACTCTACGGTATCAAGGTAAGTTAGGCATCCTCCTACAGCGTTATAGTGACGGCGAGGAGGTTGATTTAATCACCGAGGTACATACCCTAACGCAGCAGGTTAAAGCTCAATCTGACGTATACGGTGACGCTCCGTGGGCTGATGGTGATGTATGGGAGTACATCCAAGCTGAAGCTGACGATGCAGGGTATGTATTCGATTGTTTACCTGATGAACTTACTGAGAATCTGAAGGGTTTAACTACAGGTAAGAACGTATGTATCGCTATGCCTACTGATAAGGGTAAGACTTCCTTGTTCGCTGCTATTGCTGTCTCTATGGCAAGGCAGCACAAGGAGTTCCTTGTTAGTGGGTACGAGCAAGTGTTCCGACCTGTGCTGTACCTTGTGAACGAGGGGACTGCTGAGAGCATCACACCACGTATCTATCAGACAACCTTGAAATGCACGAACACAGCGTTGTATGCGTTAGGGCAGCGTGTTGGTGGGCAAGGTATTGTAGATGAGTACGTTAAGGTTGTAGGGCGTAAGGATGCTATCCGATTAGTGAATATACACGGTTGGACTACTAGCCAAGTAGCTACACTAATCGAGAAGCACAATCCGTTCTGTGTTATATCTGATATGACTGGACGTATTCGCTCACTGGGTGCTCAAGGTGCTAATGATGTGCAGCAGCTTGAGACTGTATGGGATACAATGAGACAGTTCACAGCGATCTATAACTTCTTCCATATCGGAAGTGCACAGATCAGTGCTGAGGGATTCGATCAGTTGTTCCCACCGCTTAGTGCGCTACAGAACAGCAAGACAGGTGTGCAGACTACACTAGACCTTGCTATATGGGGAGGTGCTTATGCTCTACCTGATGAGAACACAGAGTTCTTACGAGGACTCAGTACTCCTAAGAATAAACTTAAACGTAGTGGTAAGAAATCCTACGTGAAAGTTCAAACTGTTTTTAATCCTGATCTAAATACTTGGAAGTAATACTATGAAACTTAAAAATGTTGCAGTTGGTCAATCTGTTAAAGTTAAACGTACAGCTAGTACTTTTGAACATCAACACATCGGTGCTTATGGTACTGTGGTAAGTGTAGACGATGATGCTTACACAGGATACCTCACAGTGAGGGTACGATTCCAAGACGGGCTTTATGACTGGGGCAGTCACAAGGATATTAAACCTATTAAACTGTAGTCCAGACGTTTTTAGGGTACTTATAAGTTACTGATTTATAAGTACTCTTTTAATAATCATGCGTATGGATAAGAGATAAGAGATAAGAGTAAATTAAAGTGGATATAATAGTAGATGTACTATATTCCTTAATGTTAGGACTATTGATATATGTATTCATGGTAGTACTAGGAGCTGTATAATGACGTTCTGTGTGTTAGATTTAGAAACCAACAATATAGAGTGGTATGGAAATAACTCCTCACCACATAATCCTGAGAACTGGATTGTAGCAGCAGGTTGGTGCATTGATAACCAAGATATTCAAAGTGAGTACTTCCCATCAAAGGAGTTAGCACTTAGTAGTAACTGGTTAGAACATGCACTAGATGGTCAGCAGTACCTAGTAGCACATAACGCTACATTTGAAATCCAGTGGTTGATGAAGTACTACCCTGAGACACTCATGAAGTTCTTTAAACGTGGTGGTAAAGTGTTCTGTACACAGTACGCTGAGTACTTACTATCGCATCAACAAGAGATGTATCCTAGACTAGAGGACTGTTCTCTGAAGTACGGTGGTACAGTTAAGGTTGATGAAGTTAAGATACTATGGGAAGCAGGATACACTACAGCACAGATTGATAGAGCACTACTCATGAAGTACTTAGCTGATCCTGAAGTAGGAGATGTAGCTAATACTAGACGAGTAGCGTTCTCTCAGATACCGTTGTTACAGCAGAAAGGTATGTGGAAGATGTGTGAAATCCGTATGGATAGTCTGCTATTCAATGCTCTAGCTACGTACTTCGGATTGTATGTTGATCTTGAAGTAGCTAAGAAGAACCAAGCTGAGCAAGAACAACGTATCGAGGAGATCAAAGATAGTATCAAGAAGATGCTACCGCCTGATCTACCTACGGAGTTAGAGTTCAGTTTCACTAGCCCGTATCACATGTCAGCATTCTTATTCGGTGGTACAATTCAGTACAAAGCTAAGGTTAGTTATGAACCTAAGAAGTACGAGCAGGTGGAGTGCTATAAGTTCGGTGAGGATACTTACGTACCTGTAGAACACTTCGGAGAGTCTGCTCATATACCTACATGTGTAGATAAGTACGGTGAGCTTACTACGTTCAAAGCAGGTAAGAACAAGGGACTACCTAAAGTATTTAAGATCGACTCTAATATTGAGAAACTTAAATGGGGAGACAAGCAGTACACCTTCAATGGTTTAATTGATCTTAGTACCTTACCGAACCATGTTAAGAGTTTGTACTTAGATAAACGTGCAGAGTTCCGAGGTGCTCGTGAGTTAGTGTGTGGTACTCCAGTGTACAGTACCTCAGGGGATAGCTTAGATGTGCTTGCTGAGCACACAGAGGCTGCTAGACCGTTAAAAGAACTCAAGACACTAGAGAAGGACACAGGCACATACTACCTGCGAACTGACGCAAATGGTAAGCAATCAGGTATGCTACAGTTCGTAGAGCCTGATGGTATTATCCATCACCGCTTGAATAACTGTAGTACTGTGACAGGTAGATTGAGTGGGTCTAACCCTAACATGCAGAACATTCCACGTGATGGTACATCTAAAGTTAAGGAGATGTTTAGCTCACGCTTCGGGGAATCAGGTCGTATTGTAGAGGTAGATTACTCAGCCCTAGAGGTGGTTGCACTCGCAAGCATTTCGGGAGATAAGAACCTGTTAGAGAACTTACTAGCAGGTACAGATATGCACTGCTATCGTTTAGCAGGTGCTTTAGGAGAACCCTATGATGAGGTATTTAAGAAGTGTCATGATAAGTCTCATCCTGAACATAAGCGTTATAAGGATATGCGTACAGACATTAAGCCTAAAGCATTTTCAGCCCAATACGGTGCTAGTGCCGAGGGTATCGCCCATGCAACAGGATGTACAGTCGAAGAAGCTAGAGAGTTCTTGGACACGGAGCTTAAACTATTTCCTGAGTCATCGGTGTTTGCTGAACTATACATCCGCCCTGAAGTGGAACGTACAGGACTAGAAGCTAAGATGGAGCGTGAGCAAGACCCTGAGACAGGTGTATGGAAGTACTACCGCAGAGGTTACTTCAAAGCTAAGGGTGGTACTTGTTACAGCTTCCGACAATTTCAGCAGTGGGATAAAGAATCCCGTAAGGAGTACTATGATTATAAGCCTACGCAAATGGCTAACTACTGGTGTCAGGGAGAGGCTTCCTTTATCGTTCAAGCAGCTTGTGGACGAGTTATTCGTGAGTTACAACGACTTCAGTTTGCTGAAGGACTTGTCATTCCGATTAACACCGTCCATGATGCAATCTACTTGGATTGTGCAACGGAAGAACTTGCTAAAGAGTACGGGACGTTGGTGAGAACTATCATGGAGGAAACTCCTAAGTGGCTGACTGAGCAGATTCCTGAGTACAAAGATTGGAATTACCATACTACACCTTTCCCAGCAGCAGCCGAGCAAGGTTTAAATATGTTAGATAAGGTGCATATAGAATGAAACGAACACTCTTATGGAAACGAGCTAGGCGTGGTAGACAATGGTTTATATTAAACAACCCTGACAACTACCGTGTACATACTACGTACAAAATTACTAAGGATACTTTTATAGATTTATATAATTCTGAGATTCGTCACAACATCTTGAAATTTAATTAAGGAATTGAACATGAGTTTATTATCACAAGCACAAGCAGCAGTACAATCAAATACATTAACAGACCTAACTGATACTAATGCAAGTGGGAACTTCGAGCGTAAGTTATTACCTACAGGTGTCGCACTGGTACGATTCAGTGGGTACATCGAAGTAGGTACACAAGCACAGCGACCATTTCAAGGTAAGGCTAAACCACCTGCACCTGAAGTGAAGTTAGTATTCCACGTTGTAGGTGGTATGGGTAAAGACGAGACAGGTAAGATGACACCTTATGTATCTCAAGAGGATATTGATAAGGGGTACTTCCCACGACTATCACCGTTCTTCGATATGGCTATCTCATTGAATGAGAAGTCCCGTAGTACCGCAGTATTCAACGCTATGAACTACGCTGGAGATGCTAAGCACTTTGTAGAGAAACTAGGTGCGCTGTACCTACTACCTATCGGATTAACTGAGGATAAGAAGTACAACGACTACGACTTCCGTAAGTTACGTGAACCTGTGGATGCCATGAGTGGTCAGTTGTACCCTGCTCCTGATTTACCTGAGGATAAGTACCAACTGTTCTTATGGACCTCTCCTACAATGGAACAATGGGAGAGTATCTTCATTGATGGTACTACTCAGGAAGGTAAGTCTAAGAACTACATCCAAGAGAAGATTCAGAAGGCTACGAACTTCGTAGGAAGCCCTATAGAGCGTTTATTAATGTCAGGTGGGGTTAGCCTACCTACGTTAGCAGAGGACGCTCCTAGCGCATCTGGTGAGCCTACAGACCTACCTTCTGTACCTACTGTACCAGAAGTACCTACAGTTTAACTAATGCAGTAGAGTACAGTCTTAGCGGGCTGTACTCACAAGGAGATTTAAATGCAAGCACAAGTGTACAAAGTTACCGAAGACGGTATCGGTTTAGGTTATACGCAACCAAAGCATTGTCCTAGTTGTGGTTTAGTACCGAGTGATACCGGTTATTGTGGGTACTGCGGGGAGCGTTGTGAATGATTAAACTTATTGTTTCGTGGGGTAATTGCCCTAATTGTGGTCGACATTTTTCTAACTGTGGTGGACGATGTGGCTGATTTATTAAAACGCTTTGGTGTAGATATTAAGGACTTGAGTACAAGCCCTAAGGTTATCGCACCAAAAAGCCAATCAGGGCGTATTCTACTGTACGATGGTGACGGAGCTTGCTATACTCATACAAACGGTGTAGCTAAGATCGAAACTGCCTTACGGAGACTACATACTGATATTGAGACGCACATGCTACTAGCACAGTGCAGTTCTGCTAGGGTACACCTTACTCCTAGAGGATGTTTTAAGAACGGTAGGCACTTACTGAAAACAGTGAAGCCTTATCAAGATAACCGTAATGGTAAGTCTAAACCTCCGTTACTAGAGGTACTACGTTCACAAGCACAACAGTACTTCGAGAACCATCCGAGTATCGAGATCATATCGAACTACGATATTGAGGCAGATGATGGGTTAATGATTGATGCCTTCAACATGCAGAACACTGTTATGATCTCTCCTGATAAAGACTTACGTATTAACCCATTCGAGAGCTACAACGTAGAGGAAGGTACTTTCGAGAGACTACCGCTAGGTGATACCTTTGGTTGGATTGAACGTAAGTTCTGGCTTACACCTTCAGGTAAGACAAGTTCCAAGATGATTGGTAAAGGCTCTAAATTATTCTGGGCGCAGATGCTCATGGGAGACCAAGCAGATAACGTACAAGGTATCTTAACGTACAACGGGAAGCTCTGTGGTGAAGCAGGGGCTTATGATGTACTAAGTACCATTGAGGATGCTTCTGAAGCCTGTAACGCTGTTATAGACGGGTACAGGGCTATTAATCAGAATGTTATTGCTGAAGGTGAAGCTATGTGGCTACTACGTGACCGAGAGGATAGCGTGTACCGATTTATTAAAGAGCATGAGTTAAGCCCTGCGAACCTACAGTTCGTGGAGGATTGTTATAACTCTGATTGGAGATTACCTGATGAGTGAATGTATTGATCATGGTTGTAAAGGGTACGGTTTAGGTTATGCTACTGCATTGATCAAGTTACCATGTGGTACTAAGAAGCCTACTACCAAGCATCGTAGAGTGTACTACGAAGCCACAGGTGAACTGCCTGAGGTTGTACGTCATAAGTGTGACAACCCAAGATGTATTAATCCTGAACACCTTGAGGGTGGTACGCAGGTGGATAATATGCAAGATTGTGTTAAAAGAAATCGCTTAGGTGACTCACGAAACTTTGGGGCAGCTAATGGACGGACTATTTTAACGCTAGAGGATGTGCGAAGTATCCGAGCAACCTATGTTAAAAACTCTAAAGAATATGGATCAACCGCCTTAGCCCGCAAGTTTGGTGTTGGGACTACTCAAATATTTAGAGTATTAAAAGGAGTACATCATGCACGCTGTTAAATTGTCTAGAGGCGCACTGAGAAGTTGGGCTATTGGTCATCTCAGATCAAAACAAAATGGACTGTGCGCCGTATGTAAAAAAGAAATATCTTTACAGGTAATGGGTAACAAGTCAGATTATGTGGTAGACCATTGTCACGAAACAGGTATCATACGTGGGGTATTGCATAGGTCTTGTAATAGTTCGCTTGGCAAGTTAGACAATGCTGTTGGACGTTGGGGCGCAAAGAGTATGAAGTACGAGGATATTATCCCGTACTTACGTAAGGTAGTAGAGTACTATGAGAATTGTTATGCTAACCCGATGAAGGTTATATATCCCGACTACAAAACCCCTGAAGAAAAAGCACAACGTGCTAGAACTAAACGTAACACAGCAGCAGCTATCCGCAGAGCTAAACAGAAGGTAAAAGAATACAATGAGTAATGCTAGTAATGTTAAATTAATGTGGGCTACACCTGAAGCTGATTTTATGATTGCTAAAATGGCAAGAGTCAGCAACCCTGATAATCAAGACAACGAGGAGTTCCAACGACTGCTGAAGTACTTGATGAAACACAATCACTACAGCCCATTTGAAATGGCTAGTATGTGCGTACAGATTGATACTACACGGGATATTAGCCGACAGATTCTAAGACACCGCAGCTTCTCATTCCAAGAGTTTTCCCAGCGTTATGAGGATGCAGGTAAGTTGGGTGACATGGTTGAACGTGAATGTCGTTTGCAGGATACTGCTAATCGGCAGAGTAGTTTGGAATGTGATCACCTACCTGAGTTTAAGAAAATGTTTGTATCACAACAAACCCAAGTTTGGAAAATTGCAGAAAGTGCGTACCAGTTAGCTTTGGTACAAGGCATCGCTAAGGAGCAAGCTAGAGCATTACTCCCTGAAGGCTTAACCCCTACCCGTATGTACATGACTGGTACAATTCGCTCGTGGATTCACTACATCCAAGTACGAGCAGACAGTACCACACAGAAAGAACACAGGGTTATTGCAGAGCAGGTACTACAGGTACTACGTGAAGCAGCCCCAGTTACAGCAGCAGCGTTCTTTGGAGAAACAAATGAGTAAATTGATTAGCGGGAAAGAGGCGTTAATTGCTTTGGCGAATGGTGAAGATGTTGAGTACTGGTGTGAGACTGATCCAAGTATTCAAAAGAGATGGACACCAATTAAGGCACTTAATGAGTATAAATTAAGTTACTTTTTAGAGAATA